AAGAAATTGAGAAAAAAGCAAGGGCGCACGCAGACAAAAGAAGAAATGAAGGTAAAAGCCCGTTTGCTGGGCCTACGGAATTGAGAATGCCAACCCCTAAGAAAAAAGGCGGTAAAGTAACCGCTTCTAGCCGTGCGGATGGGGTTGCTGCAAGAGGTAGAACGAGAGGCAGGGTTATCTAATGGGTAATCGTTTTGCTTCTGGCAAATACGCGATTGCGCAGTGTGATCGTTGTGACCAACGGTTCAAGTTGAAGGTTCTGAAGACTGAGATTATCAAGTTAAAGAACTACAACTTGCTGGTGTGCCCAGAGTGCTGGGACCCAGATCAGCCGCAGTTGCAGTTGGGTATGTTCCCGGTGGACGACCCACAGGCTTTGAGGAATCCTCGCCCTGACAGAAGTTATATTTTGTCTGGGAACAACGGGTTGCAGACGAATGTGAACGGTGGCACTACACAAAGTGGCACAGGAACGAATGAAGGTGGTAGCCGAATCTTCCAATGGGGTTGGGCACCAGTAGGCGGGTCAAGTAGTTTCGATGCGTCATTGACGCCAAATAACTTGGCTTTAGTGGTGGAATTGGGTACAGTTACGGTAGCAACAACTTAGGAGTTGAAAATGGATAAAGCGGACTTAAAACAGGACAAGAAAATGATTGCTGGTGCTGTGCACAAGCATGAGAAAAAACTACACCCCGGCAAGCCTATGACTAAGCTCAAAAAGGGTGGCGTAACAGGCAAGGCTATGAGAGCCGTCGGCCGTAATATGGCTCGCGCAAACAACCAACGCGGAGGCTAATATGGCTAAATTTAGCATGAAACAAGGCGGCAAAGAAGTTGGTTCTGCCAGCGTCTACGCGCAACCACACAATATGTCTGGTAAGGCTGTAGGTTCTGATATTGGGTATAAGACTGACCCTAACAGCGTAAGCTCCGTTGAGTCTACTCCCGGTGGTATGCCTGCTCGCCGTGTAAGCGGTGGCAACCCAGCAAACACTAACGTTAAAACATCAGGCATCAAGATGCGTGGTACTGGCGCAGCAACTAAAGGCGTGATGTCACGCGGACCAATGGCATGACCTACGCGGAACTCGTAACAGCGATCCAAACGTATACAGAAAATACGTTTCCGTCTACCACTTTGGCGGACGGTACAGTTGTGTCTTCAACGACCCAGTTGAATCGCTTTATTGAGCAAGCTGAACAGCGTATATACAACTCTGTTCAGTTTCCGTCGTTGCGTAAAAACGTAGTAGGTAACTTGACGTCTACTAACAAATACCTATCTTGCCCAGATGATTTTTTGTCCACTTACTCTTTAGCCGTAGTTGATGCTACTGGTGCGTATGAGTATTTGCTAAACAAGGATGTGAACTTCATTCGTCAGGCGTATCCAAACCCAACAACAGATACTGGGATTCCTAAGTACTACGCATTGTTTGGCCCAACTGTTAACGGAAGCACAATAACTAATGAGTTATCTTTCATGGTTGGGCCGACTCCAGATGCGTCTTACACAGTAGAACTGCACTATTACTATTACCCCGAGTCAATCACAGTTACCGCTTCTGGTACAACTTGGTTGGGCGACAACTTTGATACTGTCTTGCTATATGGCTCACTGGTTGAGGCATACACCTACATGAAGGGTGAGCAAGACATTATGGCGTTCTACGACCTCAAATACAAAGAAGCATTAGCACTTGCTAAACGCCTTGGTGATGGTCTGGAGCGTAGCGATGCTTACCGCTCTGGGCAATTCCGTGAAGCCCCTCTTCCACAGAATACTGGAATTAGATAATGGCTTTCACAGGCAACTATGCAACAAACACATTCAAGACAGGTATGCTTGATGGTGTGTTTGATTTTGGTACTGGCACAACACAGGTCTACAACATTGCGCTGTACACCAACGCGGCTACGCTAGACGCGACGACTACAGCTTACACAAGCACGGGTGAGGCGTCTGGTGGCAACTATGCGGCTGGTGGACAGGCATTAACTATTTCTCAAGTACCGACAATCGGTAACCAAACTGGAATGGCTACAGCCTATCTATCTTTTACAAACGCCGCATGGACAGGCTCAATCACCGCAAGAGGTGCATTGATTTACTTGGCTAACGGCACAACGAACCCCGCAGTATGCGTGCTAGATTTTGGTAATGACAAGACAAGTGCTAGTACATTCACCGTACAATTCCCTGCAGTCACTAACACGTCTGCAATCATCCGCATCTCTTAATAGGAGCAATCATGCAAAAAGAACTTTCTAACTTTGGTGACCACGCTGAAATCACCATGCAAGCTAACGCTGTTATCCCAGAGGGTATGGGCGTTGATGGCTTCTACAACGTAGAGTGCCGCGATGCACAGGGTAACCTCAAGTGGAACGAAGAATTCCCTAACCTAGTTGTAGCTGTTGGTAAGCAGTTAATGCTTGATACCTTGCTACGTACTTCTGGTACTTACACAACTGTTGGTCCATTCTTAGGTTTGATTAACAACAGCACCACATTCGCAGCCGCAGACACCATGACTTCTAAGACATGGACTGAGTTGACTACCTACACCGTAGGCGGTTCTGCTGTTCGTGGTACTGCGGTATTCGCAGCGGCTAGTTCTGCTGGTACAACCCCATCAAACATAACAACTTCAACAGCCACTGCGATTACCTACACAATGACAGGTTCTGCTACTGTGTATGGATGTTTCTTGGTAACAGGCTCTGGCGCTGTCAGCACAATCTCTAGCACTGCGGGTACTTTGTATTCTGAAGGTAACTTCAGCACTGCTAAGGCTGTTACTTCTGGCGATACTGTTAGCGTTACCTACTCGACTACCGCAACTTCTTAAAAGGAGTCTTAAATGGCTCTCGTTCTCGCAGACCGCGTTCAACAAGCGGGTACGGCTAACACCACAGTTAGCTTTACCCTATCTGGCACCGTAGAAGGGTATCAGACGTTCACGGCTATTGGTGATACCAATACGACGTACTATGCCGCTACCGACGCTGTTGGTAATTGGGAATCAGGACTAGGCACGTATTCATCTACGGGGCCTACGCTCACGCGCACGACTGTCTATGCGTCTAGTAACTCTGGAAGCGCGGTTACTTTTAGCGGCACCGTTAATGTTTTCTGTACTTACCCTTCATCAAGAGCGATATACGAAGACGCGTCTGGCAACGTCAGTGCGTTGGGTACGATTACTTCCGGCACTTGGAACGGCTCTACTATTCCTGTCGCTTATGGTGGTACGGGTGTAACCGCTTCTTCTGGCGCTAGTTCAGTGATGTTGCGGGATGCTAACCAGAACGTAGATGTAAACAGGCTTAATCAGTCAAACTCCTCTATCTCAGCGGCGGGTGGTACAACGGCGTTAACAGCGGCATCTAGTTACTCACAGACGTTGAATGGCACGGGCAACCAGACCTACACAATGCCTGACGCAACTACCCTTGCTACAGGCGTGGCGTTTGTATTTAACAACAATGCAACTGGTACGTTAACGCTTCAAGACTACTCTACTGGTGCTATTGGCACTATCACCTCTGGTGGCGCGGTTGAACTTGTATTGCTATCTAACGGCACAGTCGCTGGAACATGGGATGTCCACGGATTCCTTCCAGAAGCAGTAACTTGGGGTACTAACGCTCTTAATCTCGGCACTACAATTATCACAAACGGTACTTGGAACGGCGGAACTATTCCCACAGCTTATGGTGGCACAGGTTTAACAACCTTCACTGCGGCTAATGGCGCTCTCTATTCCACATCCGCTTCTGCTCTTGCGGCGGGTACTTTACCCGTGGCTGCTGGTGGTACAGCGGCTACTTCTCAGACAGCATACGCTGTGCTTTGCGGCGGCACTACTACAACAGGTGCATATCAGTCTATTGCTAGTGTTGTAACAGGAACCGTGGGGTAGTAGACACCACCATCAACTTGCCAACCACCGATTTTCTCTGGGTAACCAGAACGGAAGCGAACCTTGTCGCAGTCATACCAGCCACCCTCA